AAGCGGTTGACACAACTGGTGGAACAGCAACATTAGTTTTTGATGCAGCTGGTTCAGATGTTTGGGCAACTGGTTCAGTTATTGAATCAAGAGGTTCAAGCGAAGTAACTTTTGATACTTCAGCAGCAGGTGAAACTAAATTAACTTTCACACCAGCTAGCGCAGCAACTAATTTGTTGACGCTTGGTGGACAGATTGCTTTCATTTGTTATGAAGATGGTACATGGCATATTGCATCTAAATTAGGTGGTGCGGATGACGCAACTACTGGTGCATTCGTATTTGCAGCATAATTAATAATTAACTCGGAGCGCCTGGTGATGCAGGCGCTCTTTAAAAGGAGGACAACACATGGCAGACACAGTATTAAACACAACTGTATTTGACGGAGCAAAAAAACTAATCACTCATTACAATGTGGTTTCTGATAACTCTGGAAGCACAACTAAAATAGTTGATGT